ACCGCTACCAACTGTACCAGCGGCTCCGCCAGCACCAACAGTTACTGTGTAAGAAGTTCCAGCCTCAAGTGGAAAACTACTACCACTGAGCAAGCCACCAGCACCACCACCACCGGAATAATAACGACCACCGCCACCGCCACCAGCAACAATTAAATAATCAATAATAGACGTTGGTTTAATATAAGTTCCGCCAGTTAACATTTGAAGAATCCCACTCATTAGGTCAACCCCGCACCAGAAATAATCCAAGTTATCGATGTCATTTTAAGTGCTGTTGCTGTACCGTATTGCGCAAGTGAACGCGTACCTGTTGTTCCTGTGCCAGCTAAATACATCGTGTCAGTTGTGATTGCAATACTAACGACTTGAGATGTCATGTTAACAAACGAAATTGCTGTACCGATTGGATACGCTACTGAGCTATTGGCAGGGATAGTAAATGTCCGAGCATTAGCATCAGTTGATGGGTGGAAAATATGCTTTCCAGCATCAGCAGCAACAAGTGTGTAGGCGGCAGATTGGCTGTTTTGAGGGATGTTAATATAGCCAACGCCATTTGTTCCATCAACCGTACAAGATGACAGCGTACCGCTTGTTGGAGTGCCTAATGCTCCACTTGGTGCAAGATAATCAGTTCCAGGAACTGCTAATGTTAAAGCATTTGTTCCATTTCCTTTTAGTAATCCAGTTAATGTTGTTGATCCAGTGCCACCGTTAGCAACCTGTAGTGGATTAGTACCACCGCCTGCTCTTATAATATTTGAAAGACTTTTTGCCATTTCTTATTTCCTTATGGTTGAGTTGGCCAAACTATAGTAAAAGGAAATCCTTCTTGGCTAGTGATATCCCTTAATTCTTGTCTATATATCGACCAAGCATCTTTATCAACTGGAGCATCCAATACTTGAGTCCAATCAGTATCCTTCAATAACTGGTTTCTTGTGTTTCTTACAGAAGTACCTTGTTGGGTATCAATTCGTGCTTTGTATTCAGTTTCTTGTTCAATAGCAGTTTGGTTTTCATTATCAGTAAAGACTGGTCCTAGAACATAATTTGTAAAATATTTTCCATTTACCTCTTTAACACCATTACGGAACGAATATTGATAAGGCGTAGTCGTAGTAGCTTGTTCACCTTCAAAAACTGGAGAAGCACCAAAATCTGCTAGGATATCTTCAGTAATGATTGGAGGGAAACTAGTGTTAGCATTAAGGTTTCTGAATTCCTGTTCAGAAACCACTTGTAGTGTTTTTGTAAAGATAATTTCCATTTTGTTTCCTAAGAAATTGCTAAGAAGATGTAGGATACTCCAGAAGCATTTGCTGAAGCAGTTGTTTGGTTTACCGTAAATCCAGGCGCATAAGGATCTAACCAATCTTCATCGGTAACTTCAGCCGCTGTTGAATTAAGAGATAATCTTGGATCATTTCCAGATACGATTCCTCTAGCAGTATCGGCCACTAACCAGTCACCAGTAGTTGAGGTAGCTTTTACCAAGACGAACCTTGCCCCAGCCGCAAATGCACATTCGATATTTTGACTTGTTCCGTTACCTGTGTAGGAACCAACCTTGCTTATTCCAGCTAGTGTGGCGAATAGGTAGGCAACGTAATTAGAACCCGAATTTGCCAGATAACTAGAAAAAGTCACAGAAGTGGCTGTTCTATTATATATGTAATCGACACCAGTGCTAAGAACAGCTCCGGTGGTATTTAAACGTACAACATCTTGATTTGGATTAGGTAAATATGCACTTGCTACTTCCCAAGCATCCGCTGCACTTCTATTTTTTTGTATAATCAACTCTGGCGCAACAGTCAAGTTATGCGCAACCGTTCTAGCAACTCCAGTTCCTGTATAACAAACCACATCCATGAATCCAGGAGCACGTTTGAACATCCACCCTCTATCTATAGAACTTGTCAACGTTGACCCACCAAAACCGTTTTGAAAATCGAACGTTGCATCATTAGATGCAGCCTCAGCTTCAGTAGTGTTAAACTTCAATTGGCTTTTTCCACATAGTCTGTTTGAAACATACCAAGGCGTAACAGATGTAGTGCGTTTATAAAACCCTAAATCAACTGGGAAATTACCTTTGTATGTTGGTGGAGTTGGCGAAGAAGATCCTGATGTATCAGTCGCATAAACCTGCGTCCCCGTTGTAGGTGGCTTGTTTGGGCGACGGATTGCCATGTAGATGTAGGTTTTAGATGGTGATAGCCCACCGCTCCCCTCCGTTGAAAACCCTGTATTCGTAAGACACATATCCCCTTCGCCGCCTTCAGCATTGGAAGAATTTGCAGCAAGTCCTTTTGACGATGTATTGGGTTTTACAAAAAAACCTCTCATAGTATCTCGCATTTGCCAGCCACCGATACCACTAGCATTTTTAAACATTAAGTATTGCGGTTCCCACCCCAAATTCACAGACGCATTACCAATGCTATCCGCAGTAAACGACCCACACTGAATAATCCCAGTTGATGACGTGTCGTCAGCGAATAGGTAGGCAATATAGGTTGCACCATTAGTGTTTACCTGAGCGTTTGCGCCGATAGAAAAGGTATTAGTAGTAGGAGCAGTTCGATTCCAATAATCTGAAATTCCGTCGGCTGCATTTGTAAGATTTAACCAAATATGAAAATCTTTTCCTTCGTAACCTTGCTCAACGCCAAGTTGCCTGTGATATACAGACCAATTTGATGTTGAATCTGTACGCTTAACAATTATCATTCCAGGAGCAACACCAAGATTATGCGCAATAGTTCTATTTGCTGCATTCCCTGTCCAAGTCACCACATCAAAAAACTTCGCGGCTTTGCGGAATGTCCATGAGGCGTAGTTTCTACCAGTGCCATTAGTGTCTGGGTCAACATTAGCGGTAAAGCCATTTGAATTATACGCATACATACCGTTAGCAGAGTTTACCGCAGCAGCATCCACTGCGTTTGAAGCTAAAGAGCTTCCTGTTCCTCTAATAGTATCGTTTAATGAATGGTATCTTGTATCTGTTCGGCTTTTACACCAAACCATCCCACCAGAACTGTTAATAGCCGAATAATTTATTGCTGCAGTTGTTGATAGAGTACCTACTGGATTATTAATAGTAAGATTTGCAGTTCCGACAACTATTGCACTTGCAGCACCATAAGTAGTTGACCCATCAGTAACATAATTAGCTATAGCACCATATGCAGTTGAATCGACCCAGTTGCCAGTAGTTAGTCCAATAGTTCCTACAGATGTAGTTGCAGAATCTCGTGGATTATCTTTATCTAATGTAATAATTTCTGTAGTGTTTTTTACTTCATCATAGCAGGTTATTATGAGATTATTACCACTTATTACCATACCTATGACTGCATCCGTACCAGTATGATCCAGTGTTCTTGACCATATTAGAGTACCGCTTGAATTCAACTTAAATATGTAATTTAGTCCATTTTCAGTATAATTATACGATGAAACGTATATATTATCAGATGAGTCTAAACATGAGGTATAATACTTATATGATGCTGACCGTAAAGAATTATAACCAGCTCTACCAAAAACTGTAGCACCACTTGAATTTAATTTAATTATATGACTAGCTTGTGAATTGTTGGAATTCATACTAGTTGCTAATATTTGAAGAATAATATTAGAACTAGAATCAATCAAAATATTTTTAACTCTAGTAGTTCCTGGATCAAAATTCTGCAATGTATAATAAATTAATTTTGACCATGCTAATGTACCATCAGAACTTGCTATTTTTATTATAATGGTAGCATTAGTCACTCCATCTGAAGATGTAGTACTAACTATTATTGAACTTGTTAATGAATCATAAGCAATATTAACATCCATAGTAGTATATCTATCTAATTTTTTACTCCAAGATTGCACACCACTAGATGTTAATTTTGTAATTTGAACATACCCGCTCCCCTCTGCATCGCCGGCAGTTGATGCGACATATACTTGATTAGATTCATCAATTGTTAGTTTTGAACGCGTAGCAGGATAATTTGGATTGTTAGTTTTTATATACGTTTGCCACAGCAAGGTGCCGGAAAGATCAAATTTACATACAAATGTATACCACGTAGAAGATGATACAGTTCCACCACAAACATACACACCTGTAGAGTCTACTTTAATAGAAGTTGTTCCAACATAATCATGTGGACCAAAATCTACTTCTCGTATAGTTTTACTCCAGACTACAGATCCTCCTGATACTTTAACAATAAAAGGACGACCGTATGTGCTTTCTATTACATATCCGCCAAGATAGGTATCTGATCCATATATTGCAGAACATGAAATGTTAGCAGAACCTGTAGTTGATACGACTTGTGAACTGAAACCTGTTGTACTTGCTAATGAAATCCCATTATTGATTGTCTGTGTCGAACCGTTGCCAGTGTACAAATATGTACTAAAGACATCATCTGAGTATAGTTGTCCTTCCTCATCCGATCTATTTGCTGCTAATGTAAACATAATTTAACCCACGTTCAATTTAATGCCAGTATTAACCAAATAGAAATTGGTTCCGTCTGTACTTGCTACAACAAAAGTAAATACATCAATCTTGCCACTTGTTCCAGTTAAAGTTGGAGCAGTAGCCGCCGTCCATTTCATATTAGCATTCCATGATATTGTACTGCCACCATTATACCGTACAATTGCTTCATATTGATTACCAACCAAATTACTTAAAGTTCCAGTCAAATTGAATGTAGTAATATTAGCATTCAGATTGATTCTGAAAATCTGATTAGTGGTCAAATCCCATGTAACTGCATTAGTTGATGGGGCAGTTTCTGCTGAAGTAGAAGGAGTTTGAGGTTTTGTAAAGGTCGTAGCAGTTCCTGGAGCAACATAATCTGTGCCAGCAGTCGCATTAGTAAGAGTATTACCAGTTCCTTTGGTTAGTCCTGTTAATGTAACTGATGTTGATACATTACCTAATGAACCTACAGGCGTTTCTAATAATTTCCAGTTAGTGTCGGTAGAACTATAAACGAATGAGACGTAAGTACCATTCATGTCTAAAATTAATGATGTGTCACTTTCGATTGTAGTAGTACCACCACGATTGATGGTCAAATTAGCAGTATTAAAGTTTCCAGTAATATCAACTACACCAATAATATCACCATCAGTTGGCGATGTTGGGAATGTTATAGAGAATGCACCAGAAGTAGTATTACATCTTACTAAATCATTTGATGTTGCAGTATAGCCATTAGCAGTTTTAATAGTAGTAGGAGTTAAACCGCCACCAATAGAACCCCATTTAGAACCATTATAACCTTCAAAAGTAGTAAGATCGCTATTGAATCTTAAATAACCTGCGGCAGGAGTTCCTGGTCGAGCACCAGTTCCACCAGTAGGAATACCTAAACTTGGAGCAGTAATATCAAGGCTAGATGTTGAAAATACTCCACCTCTATTGATATAAAGTGCATAATTGGTAGCACCACCAGTAGCATCGCCATATAGACCAATATTCATACCACCAGAATGGGTATCGTTAGCATAACCACGAACACCAATAGCAGAACCAGTGTCAGTAGTTGCTGATACATGACCTTCACCAACTACACCTCCGGATCTTGCTGCTCCAGCCGCATAACCTTTACCATAAACGCCAACTCCAATGTTACTGAATGTGCCTGTTCCAGAAACAGTTCCAGTATTAGCAAGAGATACAGTTATTGTAGTACTGACGATATTAGTAACAGTAGCGTTAGGAGCAATACCAGTGCCTGATACTAATTGGCCAATTAAAATGCCAGTAGCAGAACCTACAATAATAGATGTAGCGCCAGAAGTGCCACTAATAGTAGTAGTTAAAGAACTTCCTGTTCCTTCAGATACTAAACCGGCCTTATGAGGTTCATTTTGTTGGATGCCTACAGCAGTATTACTAATAACAGCTAGGGCATTAGGAAACCGAGTATTATTGGCTCCTGTTCCAAGATATAAAGAAGTACCGCCAGTTTTATCTAGTTTGCCCGAATCGAGTGTAGTAAAGTTGCCATCAACTTCGGAGATTGTTAAAGGTGAACCTTTAACGCTTCTTAGAACGATTGCCATTGAATTTCCTTATTTGTTTGAATAATTAGTATTATTTATTAACAGTTGAAGCATCTGTTTGATATCAGACATCTCATTTTTCAAGACTGAGATGTCCTCGGCATTCTTCATAACCATTCTAGCAGCATCCCTTTTGGATTGATGTTCACGCAATTTGCTATTATTAACTGTCAATAGTGCTTTAGAGTGAACATCTCGTACTAGGTCTTTAGTATCATCTAGTTCCATCAAATCCATATCAATCGTCCAGTGCCATTACTCTCAAATCTCTAATTTTAGGAACCACAACTGTGTTGGCTGATAGCATAACAATCTTAATTGAGAACTGATTGAATCTTTGTTTATTTGGTAATGCATATCTTACGCCAGGAAGAATATTGTCACCATAGTCACATATAAATTTATGTTCAACAAAAGAACCAGCATAATTGGCATCACGTTCCGAAAGAACCATTTCGTGATATGGAGATTCTTCAAGTGTAGTATTACCATCAACGAATGCAGCTTTGTAGTAAACTTTAACAGTAGAACCAATAGGAGTATAAGCATTAAATCTTACTACAATATCAGTCGATTCGAACCCATCAGCAAGAACTACCTTTCTTGTCATGTATCTTGATAATGCAGTACCTCCAGCAGGAAGAAGTTCAGTGTCACCATTGTTAGTTTCACCCACGTATCTTAATAATGCCGTTCCATTCAATATATCACCACCAACAAATACTGGTGCGGCAGTTGATGTAGTTCCTGAAGTAATAACAAGATACATTCTATAAGTTGTTCCAACAAGAACTTTTATATAATCGCCAGAAGTAACATCAGTATTAGCAACAAAATCTGGAGCAATAGTATCAGCATTGATTAAATTTCTAACCAAAACATTTGATAATCTAGTAAGGTCAATAATTGGTGATAGTTTAGAATCATTTGTACTCAATTCAATTTTAGAGTAGATATCCTTAACATTAGAATCCAATACCTTTCTTGATTCCATTTCGTAGTTTGAACCTATCATAATTTCTTTGAAATCTGTATCAAGAACACCTGATGAATTGGTACCTTTATAGTAATGTTTTGCTTCAGAATTCTTAAATAATACATTCTCACCTTGAGCAAAATATACATCATAAGGAACTTCTGTATCTTGCCATCTTGTTGCTGTTGCTATAAACTGCAATGAAATTGTACCATTAGTAACAGTACCGGTAGTATGAGTTGGTGCACTAGCTCCAGAAGTCCCTGAGTTCATGACTTGATAAACTCTATCAGTATTAGTCGAAGACTGCACTCTAATATAATCATTAATATTATAATGAGTAACTGCTTGGAACGTATTATAAGCTAAAGAATAGTTATTAACTGGTTTATCTGATTTGAATGCAACTGTTCCAGAAGCACTAAAATCTGCACGGTTAATCACAAAACACATATCTTGGTATGGAGATGGCAACCAAGTCTGACTGTTAGAACTCTTGAATAAGTCACCAGTATAAGGAATTTCAGCAATTCTGGAATCCAAATCACTTAATCTAAATCCACCAACAGTAGAAGTAAAGATAGAGTAATCTTTTGATGCTGATATAACAACAATGGCATAAGTTCCTGGTGTCAAATAGATTGGAGAATCAAATTTGAACTTTGTATAAGAACTGCTATCAGTAGCATCAGGATAAGATGTAAGATTAACTGAATCTGGAGTTAGACTTGAAATTGCAAACGGTACGATTTCAGATGAACTTGGAAATCCATTTATTACAGGTCTAATTTGGACAGTAATATCTTCTGTTGTCGATTTCTGTTTGAAGAATAAGTCTACAGAAGAAACAAAGTAACCGTCAGGATGATTAGACGAATCTATAAAGAATGTTTGAGCTAATGGATCATCTTGAACAATACTAGATTTGATCCACGAATTCATATAAATCTTTGATGTGTTTGGTAACACATCATCATTAGTATAACCTATCAATAGATCCCATTCAGACAAGTATGCACTGGCAGGATTTTTTTTAGCACTGAAAATGTAACTTCTAATTTTTTCAGTTACTAATTGTTGGAATTTTGCTATAATAGAATCTTTATTAGGTAATCTTACAACAGCATTATATCTTACAGTACCAGTCAATCCAGTTTCAGTATTCCAATCCCATGTGGGTGTCCAATAGGTAAATGGCCAGGTGAAAGTGATGTTGTATGTAAGATATCCACCTGCTGGTATTGTGATAGGAAATCCCGATGGTCTACTCATTACCCATTTACCATTAGAATCTTGACTATGAACAATCTTATCCGAAACAGTAGGTGTAGCATTAACTATATTAGTGTTATCTAAAGTGTTTAGTGTAGGAGCAATAGAAGTTACTGTTCCAGAAGCAGTACCAGAATTCGTGGTCTTAAAAGATAAAGTTTTTGATCCTGCCGGAATTGCTATGAATCCATTAAACAATCCTTTTTGGGTTTTACCAGAAGCATCTTTATAGTTCCAGTTTGCATGATCCATATTACCAGAAACATCACGAGTGCTATTTACATAATCACCCTGATACCAATGCTCCCATCCAGTAGTTCCATCCATAGAAACTGGTGAGAATTGATTTCCATCGCCAGTAGCAATAGTTTTGAAATTTGCTTTTCCTTCTACTGGAGTTACTGATGCCGGTAATACTTGATTCCATTCAAATGGTCCTGCTGAAGTTATTCTAAGAATAGCAGTAGTAGGATTTGCTTTGGTTTTATTAAATCTATATTTTAATGGATTTGACGATGATACATCTTGAGATATCGTAGCAAAAGTAGCACCAACAAAATTCCGTGTAGTTCTAAACTTTTCATCAATTGGTAGATTCTTAGTTGATACGAAGCAAGGTTTATCTAAAGAACCACCTGTACCTGCAACTGGTACTTTATTTCCATCCCAGAACAATTGAGCAGAAATACTTTTTCTAGTCATATCGGTAGTAATATCAAATCCACATTCACCAGTAGCTGTAGTAAAATCTAAGATGTAGTCATAAACATCTAATTCACCTAATTCACCTAATCTACTTACTTGTCTATAACCTGAAGTAGCAACTGCTTGTACAGATGATATTGTAGTAAAATCATAAGTCGTCGTTCCTACCCAGAATACCGGAGAGCCTGCAGTATCTTTTATAGCAGTACTAGGAATGTCCAAATAGTAATTAGTAGATTTTGATAATAGATTAGTAAATGCAATAGTAATAGTATCATTAACAATAGTAACATTTGTAGAAGTTGCTGTGTTTATAGTTTCTACAGTTCCTGCTGTTGTTCTTAATACAAGATTACCAGTACCTTTTGCAATTGCTCTATTGAATTGAATCGATACTTTAGATGATACATCAATGTCCAAAGAACCGTCTGATGGAAAATATGCAACTGGTACTAATGCTGATGTTGCAGCAGGTTGACTTGTGGTAAATGAATAATCAGAAACTGCAGCAAAAGAATTTCCAGTTCCATCTTGAACACAAGCATAAGGCAAATCTATAATGTAAGAAGTACTGTGGTTGAGATCAGCAGTAGGATTAATCGTCATTACTGCACCTGAAATAGTTACTAATGAACTACCAGGCATAGCAAATGTTTCGATGACCGTACCATTCGATTTCTTTAACGTAATACTGCCTGTATATTTTGTAACATTCTCACTGAAAGTTATAATGATATTGTTACCAACGGCAACACCAGTAGCTCCTTTAGATGGACTATAAGAAACAATTGTAGGAGCAGTCGTATCGGTAAGAATAGTTACTGGAGCAACTGCTGATTTTGCAGTCGGATATGCTACAGTTTTTGATGTTTCAGTTGATGCTGATTTCAATAATGGATTAATTGTTACCTGATTAATTCTAGTAGATAAGGTTTGCGCCTGTTTGGTTTGAGCCATACCACTAGCATAGTACATAAATTCAGCAGATGTTGAAATCTCTGCGGCATTATTGTTTACACTATCGCATAAAAGGAATGCTCTTGAACCAGTATTAAAATGGATATCTGAATTGTTTGGAATCATAAATGTTCCAGCAATATAACCATTCTCATCAGTAGTCAATGTATCCGATTTAGCAATACTAGCAACTGTATAGGTAACACTATCCCAAGTAAAGGTATCAGCAGCAGCCAAATAACCGTTTGCTGCTCCACTATCAATTGGTGATTGAGTAATGTAAATAGTTTTGCCTTTGGCAAATAATACATCGCAATTGCTATTCGTTCTAGCAAAAGACTTTGTTCTATTAGTATGAACAACTTTATTCAGCACTACTCTGTATGCAGGAGCAATATAAGCATCCACATTGATATTATCAAAGAATGCATGTAATTCAGTCAATGGTTTTAAATGATAAGCACTGAAGTATACATTCTTAGATCTGATATTGGATATCAACGAAGTATCAATAACCTTCTCACCAAGATTGGTCTCAAAGGTAGATTGAGTAGATGAGAATTGTAATCCTACTTTAGATTGGGTTGTAGTAGTAGTTGTAGTGGCACTGATGTCCACACTCACTTTAGGAGGAACTTGAGCAGCTTGAAGTGCAGCAGCTGCCAAATCTCTTGCTACAGTATCGACTGGATTTACTGGAGTGGTAGCAACCTGAGTTGTGGTACTACTAGGGTTTGTTGCACTTTCTAAAATTAATTTTGCCACTGTTTATTCCTTATGTTAAACTTTATAATATTTATTTAACGACAGATACTTGTGATTGAACATCTACTTTAGTATTCAATGATATTGCAGTAATACCAACACCAGTGGTTTGCCAGTCAGACCAAACCTGACCATTACCGCCAGTAATGTGGTCAAATTCACCATTCAAGTTAACTACTGAAGTTGCTGCAGATGTAGTATCAACCCAGATATCTGTTGGAGGATCCATATCCATTACACCATTCCAATTGAATGAATTGAATGGTTGGACTGACTCGTATTCAGATGCTTCTGCTTGAGTAATAACTGGAACTTCAGAATATTCAAGTACTGCATGGTTATTCGAAATCAGTACTGAAGAATTTCCAGACTCATCTACCACATAATCAAATGTGTCTTTAACGTAAGCCGGTCTTAATACTCTTTGAACGAAATCAATGGCACAATTATAATAAGGACTGAATACATCACCAACACTATGACCAGCAAATGGATCAACCAAAATACCATTTTTAAATTTATCAATACCAGGAACATCTGAAGGAATTGCTTCGTCTGTTGCTTGTTTTTCTAATAATGATAATGTAGCATAATATTCAAGTCTATTTACACGCTTATCAATCTTTGCTATGTCCTTCATGGTATAGCGTTTATTATCAACGTATTCAGCAACAATATCTTTATAGTCAAATGTGTATGCTGGAATTGTTAAAGTGTATAACGTCATAGCATCACCAGCATCTGGTACTAATGGATACTTAGAAGGAATGCCTTTTATTACAGCAAAGTCTCTTGATGAAGATAAGATTGCTACTCTATCGATACGAGGTAGATAATATTCATAGTCAGTTGATAAGTAGCTACCAAAGTTTGGTTTCTTATACGAATCGAATAGCAATGTAGTAGAACCATCTGTTCTTCTAGGTCTGAAGTCAAGAGTATCCGAAAGTCTTAATATGTCACCACTTTGAGTTCTATAAACTGGAATTGTTTCATATTCAAGTACTCCAGTATAAGAATCAACTGTAAGCGGTCCTGTTCCGGTATGACTAAAATAATCAAATGTTATGGTCAAAGATGTTATTCTAGGATTGCTAGATTTTGGAGTAACTCTATCATTTACTAATTTGATATAAGCATGGTCATAATAAGCATCTTTCTGACCAGTATAGAATTCATATTTTGAAGTATGGTCTATTGACATATCATCGATAACACTTACCAATCTATAACCATCGGCCTTCAATAATGAAATTGTAGATGCAGTTAATGATTCTCCAGTTACAGTTAAAGTAGCATTGGTATTCTTAACTTTGTTTCTGTTATTAGCTACAGATTCGCCAATAATAGTAAATACATCCAGCGTCAAGTTATAATCCACTGGTAGTGTTACAGTTGCAGAAGTATTGCTAGCAATATTAACAGTACCTGATTCTAATTTGATTATAGTCCCAACTGTCGGCGCAGTACCTGTACCACTTCCAACTGTCTTAACAACAGCATACCACTGCGTAGCTACTGTAGTTGATGGTACGATTCCACTACCAATAAAGAACTGATTTCCACTTAGTGTAAATGAACCAACTGTACTGCCAGAAGATCTTGAAAAAGTCGTACTTAGAAATTCCTTATAGTATTGGTAAGAAATATCAGTAGTGCTAGTTAAGGGATTAACGTGAGTTTTTACTGGCTTATTCAATAACGGAAATAGTTGGGTATAATTCTGTGAATTGAATACAGTAACATCAGTAACAGTAGCACCAAGAATATCTAACTTGTCATAAGTTTCTGTACTGTAATCTGCTTTAAATGTCCAAGTATATGTACCAGAACCAGTTTTGATAATAAACGAACGAGCACCACTAATAGTTTTACCAGTATTCATCGCTATATTAGTAATGAATAATTTGTAAGCATTAGTAGTTCCAGAATTCAAACTATCAAATGTCGTACCAAATACAGTAGCAGTACCAATTTTAGTATTGTTATATGTGGCTGAACTTGTAGATACTGTTGTCGAACTATGGATATCCACAGTCAACATAGAATATGGGAATATTAATCCAGTAAGATTTTCTACTACAATATAAGGACCTTTATCTATAGTTACTTGACTATTATTAAGGAATGCAGTAGTTCTTGCTTTATCAATTGATAAGGAAGTTTGTGCTTCTTTTTTAACTTCAAATCCTTTTATGTAAGCAGTACCAGCATCTAATTTGAAAGTTGCTTTTGTAGTATCTGTAAGATCATCATAAACTTGACCAATGAATGGGATTACTGTATAATCTCCAGATTCATTATATGTTCTTTCAGCAATAAGATTTTCAAAATCAGATGTTTCTGGTTTATTTGGTGAAGATACTATGACACCATCTACAAGTTTATTTAATAGAAAATGTTTGCTATTGGTAGTCAATCCAGAACTTGATAGTGTTGTCTGAAGAATCAATTCCATTGAATGTCTATCAGCACCAGGAGCAGCATAGTTTGGTGAACCATAAGCGTTATCTAATAAAGATTCATCATCGTTAGAAGTTATGATATATTCATTAGCAACCAAATATATGTCAGATGAAACTTTTATATTGGATAATGAAACTACTATAATCTGATCTTCAGCTTTTGCAAATACTCCACTTACATAGTATATACTAGGGAGTAATCTATACAATAATGATTGACCATAAATTGTAGTTACTGTAGAAGATTCAACCGTCAATGAGTATGTAGAATATCCTTCAACCAATAGCGTCGAATTTTCTACAATAGCACCATTAGTTTTATCTACAGTAAAGATATAATCAATACCGTTTATGGTTTCCGTATGAACTACTTCTTTTCTAATGCTACCAATATAGACAATCTTGTCTTTAAAGAAACTTAAATCTGAAGTTCCTGTAAATGAATTGATGGGAATAGAATTAGCGGTTAGGAGAGAAGTATCACCACCGTGAACTTTGTATCCATCGGTAAAAGCCCAATTACCAAATCGTTCAATCTGGTTTTGGATAATAGTCTGAAGCTGAGTTAATTCTCTTGCTTGAACCGCATAACCAGGTTTGAACAAGATCTTATGAAAATGTTTGGTCTCATCGAAATCATCATAGTAGGGAGCGGCCGAGAAATTAAGCATCTGTATTCCTTATCTGTAACAGTAAATTATAATCGTATTTATTAAAATTTTAGGATAGTTTGCAATGTTACTGATTGGTCTATTGTTTGATAAAATGCTGATCTATTATCAATATACAACAAGTCACCGCTGTATTTGTCAACATTTGGTTCGTAGTTAATAAGAGAAATGTATACAGAAATATTACCATTAACTAAAGTTGAACCGATTAACAAAGTAGAATTGTCTCTTGGCTGTAATAATAAACTAGTAGAACTTTTTGCTATTATAATATATCTATTACCATCAACATCCGTAAGAATCATATCCTCGACAACTGTGCCATTAGATATAGTAGCATTTACTGAATAGCAAGCAATTCCATGTTTGTCATAAAACAATTGAGTAGAATCATTTTGAGTTGGATTCTTGATGATGCCAAATTGACGATAGTCATTATTCATAGTAAAACCAGTACTATTATCCTGTGCTATAGTAGAATAGAACATTAAAGTACTAGCAAATAATTCAGATAAAGCATTATTTCCGTGTCCGTATTTTGGTGAAATAATAGCTCTTGCTGTAGGAGGAGTTGAATTGATACCACCAGTTGGTGTCAGATTAACCTCAGCATAAGTATAACCAAATCCTCTAGTTACTATGTTAATTGAAGTTACTATACCGTTCGTAATATTAGCGGTAGCAGTAGCTCCAGTTCCATCACCAGTAATAGTTACATTAATGCTAGCATATCCATATCCACCGTCAATTACCTTAATATAATCAATAGAACCATCTACTGCTAATAATTCAACATTGGCTTGGATAGTATCAAGTTGACCTCCAGTTACTATAGCAGTCAATTTAGCACCAGATCCTCCAGTACCAATTGCTGTAATTTTAGCATCTTTATAACCATATCCAGGATTATCAATAATTACATCAACAATCTGTCCAGATTCTACTATAGCAGAAATATGAGCATCTATTCCAGTATCACTTTGTATCGTAAGATTGGTTGCATTGTTATTGTAATTTTTACCAGGATCAGTTATTATCACATGAGTAATAACACCATTAACGATTGCTGGAGTAAGCAATGCAGTATTATTACCGGTAAATTTGCCAGTACCCACTCCTAAAACTGTAAGTGTAGTACCTGAAGGGTAACCAGTTCCGCCATTAGTAATCTTAACAGAAGCTATGGAACCATCTACAGTAGAAATATAGGGTTTTAATATTGCACCAGTTCCTTTGATTTTTGCAGCAGTCAAATTAGAACCAGTAGTAGCTGCCGTAAATACTGAGCCAACTGCATACGTCACACTAGAAGTTCCTGCTGCAATATTCCATTTTGCTTGAAGTGAGGTTGCTGTTCCTAAATTGGTAATGATATATGTCTGTCCAACTACAAAAGAACCGTTTGATATTTCCGGACTAGTTATAGTAATCGATGCAGTTGTATTGGATGGATAACCCGACCCAGCAGAATCTATAGTTACGGTGTCAATTGCACCATTATTATAGAAAATAGTATTTACCGCATTTGTTAATGGTATATGTAGGTCAGTCAAGAACTTAGATCTTAATGCTAATGGTATATTCATCATGAATTTCCATTTATATCCATCGTCTGTAGTAAATGGAAGCACGTCATATCCAGTTGGCATGATTGTAGATGGAGAATCGTAGTTATTATCCAAGCACATATAAAGATTATATGTTGATGTTAGTACATAAAATTGAGCATCATTAATACTAGTAGAACCCGACTGTGCTGGATTATCTACTGTATATGAATCATCATAGTGGTCGTAGATAGTATTTTGTATCCAATCAATTCTAGGTACTACATAACTAACATCGTTATTAGTAATTTGTTTAAGAGAAATTATATCACGTCTTGTGGCCAATTCATATTTATAAGAAGTCAACGGAGTTTCTACTTGTTCAACTCCGTTGACTAGAGTATACGGCACAGTTTTACCCAAGAAATAATAATACTTAGACGATTTAGATACTACACTACTATAGATAGAATCTGCTATAGTATTGTGCATTAGTGGGCAAATTGCTGCTGTCATATTTTATTCCTAATTAAGAAAGTGTTATTACCCAAGTAATTACAATTGAGTCACCTGCTGCTTTATTAACTACTGGGAATGTAGTACGACATAGCATAGTACCTGAAGTAAGTGCATTGAATATACCAGCTTCAGTAATCGCACCAGTAGAAACACCAGCTCCAAATGTGCCAACATAAGTTACTGTATTGGTAGATTGTATGGCAGAAGTTAATGCAATTCTAGCACTCAATGGTGTTTCTAATGCAGTATTTCCAATAACTGGACTAGTAACACCGGTACCAACGCCCATGTGGGTCATTACCCCATCTGTAGTTCCTAATAATCTCGAAATCATCAAGTTTTTACCTGATGATACGATTAGATTAGGAATTTTTTTCTGTTCAATAAGTTGACCATTAACATCAAATCTGTCAATAGTTAATTCACCTTTCATCGATATATTTTCTTGAGTAAGCATTATAGTTCCTTTAGTTTGTTAATGATATAGAATAAATTGATCCGGCTTTAGAAATTATTGGTTCAATATTACTATCTATATACTCAATATCAGCATATAAAGTATCCCAATAATAGATTACCAAAAATGTAAATGTGTCTGTTAAGTTTTTACTGAAATCTAATAATTCAGATTCTGATAATGTAAATGTGTCTGTTAAGTTTTTACTTAATCCAAGTGTTTCTGTTTCTGATAATATAAATGTGTCTGTTAAGTTTTTACTTAATCCAAGTGTTTCTGTTTCTGATAATGTAGTGGTTTCTGTTAGATTTTTACTAAAATCTAATATTTCTGTTTCACCAGTTATGCTTACAGAATCGACTAACGGTTTACTTAATCCAAGTGTTTCTGTTTCAGATAATGATAATGTATCAGAAATAGATTTATTAATTGTAGTATATCTAGCATAATCACCAATATCTGATATTGTAAGAAATTCCGTAATTGGTTTATTTAAACTATATTTATAATTATCTACAGATTCAATAGAATCGGTTATTGCAAATTGGAAATATAGATAAGCAATTTCTACTACACTTCTAACGTCAAACTCATTTTTAAATATCTGATTGCCAAATAATTTCATCCCAGATGGATGTAAAAGTGACTTTATGATATTTCTATAAGTATTGATAGATTCTACACAAGAAATCACGTACGAGAAGTCTTGATAATAATAACCATCTTGAAGATAGTATGCATCTGATAAGAATCCAGAACTATTTGAATAGAAACCTGGATATCTTCTAATGGAACCAATTTCAATTAACAACACAGCTACCTTACTATCATCTACTGTGGTACCTTCGGGTACGTCTATTCTAGTATAAAATTCTCTTATAGTTTCGCCAGAATATGAACCTGTAGTATAATCCAATTCTGAATAGAAATTAGATGATATGAATCCACTATCAATAAACCCTAATGTCTGTGATGAAAGTTGACCAGTTACTATCATCGATGGAGTTGATCCTGACACTACAGTTGTATTAAAATCGGATACGTAACCAGATCCGAAATCTAATATTTGGATTTCTAATAACTCTCCAATTGGTCCAACCTTAGTAACTTTAACCCTTGCATTAGTACCAGACACAGAAGGCAGAACAAAAATTTGTCCTAGAAAAAACCCAGCACCTGCTTTATATACTGTAATCTTCGATATAGTTTCTACCACAGTAGCACTAATATCATTCATTACTAGAATACTTCCAATTGATATTAAATCTCTTTGGAATTTATCAAGAAATACTTCATAATGACCATCATCAAGTAATCGCACTCTATTAGCAACTACTTTGATAGTTTGTTGATTAGTAAAAACAGTTATTTGTTGGTCAATGATACTGAAAATGTCACCAGAAGTAACATTCACTAGAACAGAAATATCCTGTGTCCATGTGCCGTCCGAAGTTTTCAGTATCTGTTCTTTTGGATACTTGATTTCAATCTCTGTATTATACAGATGACGGAATAGCATTCTGAAAGATTCTTCACTACCTTTAGCAGAATAGAATTCCTTGATATGCTTTAGAAAGTACCGATCATTGACACTATTGGTTCTTGGTAAATTGATACCATATTCTTTCCATAGTTCATCAATAAACTTATCAAGAGTAGTATCAACATCTCTTATGGAATCGAAACTTTGTCCAATACCAGCAACCTGAGTGTCGTTAAGGTGTTTGTAGTATAATTCTACAAATTTAATGAACGCCGGATAGTCTTCCCTTGTAAACTCAGGAAACTGGTTTAAAATAACAGAAACAGCTGGTATTTTATAAGTCATCTTTATCTACTTGCAGTAAAGGTGTGAGTTAAACCAGAACTACCAGATTCTGGAATTGATGTTACTGTTAACGATGCAGGTTCAATTCTAACAATATGGTCCCTAACTGACAAGATATCGTTGGATTGCATTTTAAAGGAAATAATCAATTCAGTACTTGCAAATCTAGTAACATGCAATGCAGTCAGCGATAATGAACCAGTCGAATAGTTTATAGTACCTTGATTAGTATTAGTAAAGACTGGCAATAATGTGATTGGATCAATATAGTATCTCTGAATAATTCCGTATCCATCATCTTTCAAGTACTGAATATTCGTATTATCACCAAAAACATAGAATCCATTTGAGGTTACTGCATCCTCAGGAACTCCTGAACTATAGACAGGATTATCAATATGAAACAAATAGTTTGTAGTAACATTAAACTTTACTGGTAATGTTCTATCAATAACCAAAGTCGATATGTTACTGTTGATAGCGATATCAGCACCATCAATAGCAGCCATTAGTTTTGAGTATCTAAAGATTGAATCGAATTTCTTCAAATTAGTATTGTTGTAATCCAATATAGCATTAGTAGCAGCAACCGAAATATCATAAGCAGATTTTGAAGTTGTATCTGAATTGTAGTATACTGTAGTATTGAGTTTGATATTCAGATAGAATGGTTCGACAAATTCAGGAACAATCGTTACAGTTTTTCTTGATTTCAGGATATCATTCTTGATAATATCTTTTTCAGCAGTAGTCAAGACTCCATTATATTTTGGTAGTATGGAAATAAACACTTTGCCATAAACTGGAGGAATATTATCATCTCCTCCCCACACATTAATGGAATCGATATTTGGAAACTTTGCAATAAGCAATGAACGAT